GACCTATTGGTCGGAGGAACGCCTTGTCAATCTTTTTCCGATGCAGGACTCAACAAAGGAATGGATGACATCCGTGGTAGAATCTCGCTTGAGTATGGAAGGATTCTTAAAGAAAAACGACCTAGATGGTTCATTTGGGAAAATGTCGAAGGCGTTTTTAAAAACAAACACAAAAAGGCCTTATGTGAAATCATCTCCTCTTTCACAGGTGTTAACTTCAAACCAGAAGAACTTGACAAACAAGGTATTGTCCAAGGGGAAGAATACTCCGTTGCTTATAGGGTTTTCGACAGCCAATACTTCGGAGTTCCCCAACGACGCAAAAGAATCTTCATTGTTGGATATCGTGGAAAAAATTGGAAAGTCCCATTCTCCGTATTATTTGAAGAAGGATGTTTTGAAAGCGTTAAAGAAAAGAATAAAATCAAGAGGGATGAGTACACCGAAAATATTCTTGGACACATTAAACTCGCAGGTACGATAACTAAATCATACGGTCAAACATTGGTTGATGGATTTGGTAAAGTATCCACATCAAACTATTGGGTTGATGTTCACGGAATAAGAAAGTTTACTGAAAAGGAACTTGAAAGACTCCAAGGTTTTCCTGATGGTTATTTAGACTTTGATGTTAAGGGTAAAAAACCATCCTATTCAAATGTTAAAGGTGCTCTTGGTAATTCTATGACTGTTAATGTAATGTATTGGATTGGTCAAAGAATTAATTTTATTGACAATTACATTGAGAATAAGAAAATTTTGAAATCCAAGAAAAAATAAGTATATTATATTATGCAAGAAAAAGAATCAAAAACAAACACCCACTTTTGGATTAGTTTGGTTAAATCTGGTTTTAGAATTGGTGCGGGAATTACATTATGGAATGGCAATTACATGTCAGCCGGCGCATTGTTAATAATTGCCGAAGTACTTGGAGTCGCTGAAGAAATATTTTAATTATGAAAACATTTAAAGACATTGAATTTAAAATAAACCCTATGGGTGAGGAGTTTGGAGTTACGAGTAGAACGAAATTTGAAAACGGATATGAGGCGTCTGTAGTTAAAAGTGAACATTCATATGGAGGTAGAGACGGTTTATATGAATTGGCTATCTTTAAAGATGGTGAAATGTGTTATGACACACCGATTACAAATGACGTGATTGGTTATTTAACAGAAGATGATGTGACAGAAACATTTGTTAAAATTCAAGAATTATAATATGGAAACTGAAATTAAATTAAGATTGGGGTTAGTATTAACATTATTGGGATTGGTGATAATGACATTTGAATATTTTGAGAAAGATAGGGTTTATCAAGAACTTAAATTATCATCATCAATACAAATTGGTAGTTTGAAAGAAGAAAACGAATTTAAAGATAATCAAATTGGATTGCGTGATTTGGTAATTGAAGAAATTAAAATGGAAAATCCAAAAATGGTAAATGAAATTTTAAAAAATATTGAAGGAGTATCGTATGAAAAATAAAGAAACAGAAATTAATTTAGGTAGTGGGAATAATTTAGAAATGAGGTCATCGAGATTAGTAAAGACATATCAAACATTATACTTAATTACCGAAGATAAAGGAACCTTATCGTTGAGTGTTGAAATATCTGCAGATTTTGATTCAATACCTGAAGAATATCAGGAAGTTTTTTTAAATATGATGTCAACAAAATATTTAGGTAGAGTTTCGTTTGGAGATAATCCATTCTCACAATGTCAACCCACACCTAAAAGAAAATGGTATCAATTTTGGAAATAATAAAATTTAATTTATGGGATATATAATATTAGGAATTTTAGGTACATTGATATGGGTATCATATGAAATGTGGAGAGCGCCATTATTGGAAGAGCGACCTGATGGTTCTTGGAAAACAATTAAACCAGAAAAAACACTAAAAGACCTATTTAAAAGAAAGAAATAATATGATAGATTTTGTAAAAAAATACCAAAAACAAATAACGATGGGATTGGCCATATCTCTTTTGATACTTTGTTATTTTCAAAGACAAGAACTCAGTAGATTAAGAAAGGAGTTAGGTATTAAAAAAACCGTAGATACATCAATGATGAACATTGATAAAGAGGCTAAGAAAGCTCAAGATAGTTTGATTTTAAAATGATTATGATATAGGAAAACACATTAAAATATCTTTTAGATTTTGATGTGATTTGGATTTTTCCATACGACGATATTTATAGTTAAAAAATTATGGCAATTAAAATTACTGACGAATGTATCAACTGCGGTGCGTGTGAACCTGAATGTCCAAATAACGCAATCTATGATGGAGGTGTTGAGTGGGCAATAGCTGACGGAACATCTGTTAAGGGTAGTTATACTCTTTTAGATGGTACGGTTGTAGATTCTAAAGATAGAAACGCACCTATTGCAATGGATTACTATTATATCACAGCAAATAAATGTACCGAGTGTCAAGGGTTTCATGAGGAACCACAATGTGCCGCGGTTTGTCCTGTAGATTGTTGTGTTCCGGATGAAATGTATGTTGAAACGATAGAAGAATTAATGGATAAGAAAAACAAATTACACTTAAATTAATATGGCATATTCAGATAAAGTATTGGGTCACTATTCCAATCCAAAAAATGTGGGAACATTAGATAAATCTAAATCCAATGTAGGGACAGGATTGGTTGGGGCACCTGAGTGTGGTGATGTGATGAGATTACAAATTGAAGTAGTGGATAACATTATAGTTGATGCTAAATTTAAAACTTTTGGATGTGGTTCCGCAATTGCATCATCATCCGTGGCAACCGAATGGTTAAAAGGAAAAACAGTGGATGAGGCGTTAACGATTGATAATATGGATTTAGTGGAAGAATTAAACCTACCACCAGTTAAAATCCATTGTAGTGTTCTTGCTGAGGATGCAATTAAATCTGCAATAAACGATTACCGTGTTAAGAACGGTATGGATGTGTTAGTATTTGAACATTAATATGGTTACAATATCGGATAAGGCGCTTAATCATGTTGTTGAGTTAATGACGGAAAAAGGAATAACACCTGACACCCATTTTCTTCGTGTTGGGGTTAAGGGAGGTGGTTGTAGTGGGTTATCTTACGCAATGGACTTTGATGACACAATAACTGATATGGATGAAGTCGTTGATTTAAACGTATTGAGGGTGATTATAGATAAAAAATCACTTTTATATCTATATGGTACTGAATTAGATTATTCCGATGGACTAAATGGAAGAGGTTTTAATTGGATAAATCCGTCGGCGAGCCGCACTTGTGGTTGTGGTGAGTCGTTTGCACTTTAACATTTTTTTTTCTCATTTATTTTTATTATATTATACCTATGAAGGTATTAGAATTATTTGCGGGTAGTCGTTCCGTTGGAAAGATTGCCGAAAAACTTGGTATGGAAGTTTTCTCTTCTGACCTAATTGAGTTTGATGGTATTAACTACGCGGTTAGTATATTAGATTTTGATTATAAGAAAGTTCCTTTTAAACCAGACGTCATTTGGGCTTCACCACCTTGTACAGGATTTAGTGTTGCAGCAATTGGTCATCATTGGACTGGAGGTAAAGGGGCTTATATCCCTAACACCGATACTGCACGATTGGGTATTGAACTTGTAAAGAAAACATTAGAGATTATTGACCATTATAAACCCCAACATTGGTTTATGGAAAACCCACGAGGATTACTTCGTAAAATGGATTTGGTTCAAAATTTAAAACGTCAAACAGTCACCTATTGCCAATATGGTGATGAACGTATGAAACCAACAGACATATGGACTAACAGTGATTTGTGGATTCCTCGTAAGATGTGTAAGAATGGTGACCCTTGTCACGTTGCTGCACCAAGAGGATCAAGAACTGGAACACAAGGTAGAGCTAACGCATATGAAAGAAGTAAGATACCCGAAGACCTTTGTTATGAAATATTAAAAAGTTGTATTAAAAAGAAATAGTATGGAACAAATTATTGGGTCATTTAAAGAGTTTATTATTTTAGAAAGGGAATCATTAAATGAATTGGAATATGATGCAACACAGAAATTAAAATCTAATGAAGATAGAGGATTGTGTGAATCATATATTGAGGCCAAGGCGGTGTTAGATGTTATTAAATGGATAAAAGAAAATAACATCTACAATAAAGATTTTAAAATTAAAGGATAATGGAAATATTAATCATATTAGGATTTGTTTTATTTGCAACATGTGCAGTTTTTGGATTGATTAACTTCATTAGAAACATTAATAAAACAAATGAACGTAAGTAAAATATTTGTAACCGGAGGTAGCCACTGTATTGGTGGAGGATTCAATTGGGATAAGGTTATTAATATATATAAAACCGAAATGAATTTTAATATTAATAATCGTTTTGATATTACATATTCAAAGTTAGTTGGAGATTATTTTAATTCGGATGTAATTTATGAGGGTGAATTTGGTGGATCAATCAATAGAATGATTAGAAAAACCTACGAATACATTTTCAATAATGATTCCACCGATACTTTATTTATATTGGAAGTACCACCAGGTTGGAGAGATGAGTTTTACTCTAATGAATTAAATAGAAGTGTGAATATGACAATAGGTAATATATTGTCCGCTGATGATAGTACCGATACTGCATGTGGAAACGATGTAGAAGATTTACATAAAATACATAAAGGGATTATAAATTACTTCTATAACTTTATTGATTATGAAGTTGATAAACGAAAGTGGATGTATAGTTTAGTTGGACTATTCTCATATTTTAAATTACATAAGTTGAAATATGTTATAATGGATAACGGAGACTTCCAACAATTCTTAAAATCAACAAACAAATCAGAAGATGATTATAACTTATTATGGTTTGATAAAGGGAATTCACTTAATAATTGGATTAATGAAAATGGTTTAACAATAAAAGTTGAAACAAATAACAAATCAAATGATGAACACTTAAGTATTAAAGGACATCAAATGGTTGCGGAAAAAATAATTAATTATGTCAAAGAAAATAAATCACTCTTTAGTTAAAGGTGTTGTAAAAGAAATACAACCAAGAATATATTGTGTTATTGTTGATGATGATTATGATAGAGCAATGTTGTTTTGTCGTTACCAAGAATTTTATGAGTCACCAACTAAAAAGTTTAGAGGAAAGTATTTTACATGGATGGATTACATGAGATATTATAAAGATTACTGGAAAAAAGACACATTTACATATCCAATTGATTGGTCTGGTTATAATATTCCATCAACGGTTTTAGAAAAGGGTGTTGATGCTTTCTACAAAGAAACTGAGTATGATAAAATAATGAATGACATCTATTTTTACTGTTCAATTGATTCACAAAATAAAAATAAAGGAACAAGAACGGATTGGTATTTGATTGGTGCGAGTAGTAAAGATTTGAAAACAATGGATCATGAAATTGCTCACGGACTTTATTTCATAAATAAATCATATCAAATAAGAATGAAAACTCTCTTACACCTGATACCAACTAAAGTGAGAGATAGGATTAATAATAAACTTATCAAAATGGGTTATGTTAATGATAAAAAAATATTAGATGATGAAGCTCAAGCTTTTATGTCTACAGGTCTTTATAATGGATTAGACACTAAGGAAATTAAGAAATATGAGAAAGATTTTATAAGTGTCTTCAAAGAGTTTAAAAAATAAATTGAGTTATGGTTAGTTATATTATAGGATTCGTTTGTAGTTTTGTATTAGCGGCGGTTGTCTCATTCTTTTGGGTGAGGGGAATTGACCATATGAAAGAAAATCATCCCGATTATGAAGGTAAGGATTTCCTCAATAACGAAGATGAAGATTCGGACGTGGATTACCTTGGATAAACCATAATTTTGGATATTTATATTGATATGAAAAGAATTCTTAAAGAACAGTTAGAAAGAATACATAGATTGAATTACGGTAATAAAGCCATTAATGAAGGTTTTTTAGATTCAATATTCGGTGGAGACAGTAAAGAAACAAAAACGTTAGATGACCCTAAAAAGGCCGATTTAGTTGGTAAAGATGTTGAAGGAAAGAAACTCCCAACACAAGACATAGTAGATGATTTCTACAAAACTTTGGATGAATCCATAAGTTCAGGTGGACTAACTCAACAATCAAAAGGGTCCATGACCTATCAAAAGGGTGTTGAGACTATGCAGATAGCATTAATACTTGTTGGTTATGAATTACCAATGTATGGTGTGGACGGACTTTTTGGTCCCGAAACGGCTCAGTCTGTAAAGAAATTTAAGGAAGATAATAAAATCACATCTGACGTTTCAGATATGGAATTTGCAAATCCTGAGATGTTAACAAAACTTAAAGAATTGGTTAAACTGAGAGGTATTTCATCTGAAGATATTAAAAAGTACATAGACCCGATATATTCAGGAGGAAGTGCTGAGTTCACTGATTTAGACTTAACAACATCTGAAGGTTTTAATATGTATGCTAAGATATGTGACACTTTTATCCAAAAAAAACAACCAAATCCATTAGGAATTACGGGAATCATGATGGCAAATTCAGCAAAAAATACATTTTTAAGACACCGTAAGTTTGTACCTGCCGAATTGGCATTAGCACAATTAGTTGTTGAGGGTGGTATTGGTAACAAAAACCTAAATAGTAGACCAATTAGGACACGAAATCCATTCAACGTAGGAAATGTTGATTCAGGTGAGAATATTACCCATGTTTCGGTTCAAAATGGTATTGACGCGTATTATAATCTAATCGCCAAAAGTTATTTGGGTGGAGGTAGGTCTGCGAAGGATTTAGTAAGTAATTTTGTTAACAAAAACGAAAATAGGTACGCAACCGACCAAAATTATGAGTTGATGGTCTCAAGTATTGCCAGAGAGGCAAATAGAGTTGCAAAAAATTTGGGAATTTCTTAATATTTTTTTTGTTTTATTGTAAATCTTTCGTAAATTAGTATTCTAAAACTAAAATTATGCCAAACGAAATTTGCATCCAATGTGGTAAAGAAACTAATGTTGACATCAATACACATATTGATATGAGATACGGATATGTGGAAGGTGCTGGTCAATGTTGTGTTGAATGTTACAATAGAACAAATAACATTCAAGATGATTATATAACTAAAATTATGAAACAAAGAACCACACTCATAACCATTTCCGCTGAAGATATTTTAAACACACCAAACGACCAAGAACTAGGTGCTAAACTAAGACAGAAATATTGGGAGACAACAGGTGAAACACCTGAACCACAAATGACTTGTAGTTATTGTGGTAGAGACACATCTGAAGTTGATTATGATTACTTAGTTAACACAGATCATTTAGAATGTATTTTGAAAATGAATGTGTAATGAACATATTTTATTTGGATAGGAATACCACAAAATGTGCTCAATATCATAACGATAAACATGTTGTTAAAATGATATTAGAAACTGCCCAATTACTTTGTGGGTCTCATTGGGCAACTGGTGGAGAGGCTCCGTATAAATTATCACATAAAAATCACCCGTCATCTATTTGGGTTCGTCAGGACTTAAATAACTATTTGTGGTTGTGTGAGTTGGGTGTTAACTTGTGTTGGGAGTATAACCACCGTTACGGGAAGACACATAAGACTTACGATATCCTATTGTGGTGTTCGGATAATCACCCAAACATCCCAAATTTCAAATTTACACCACCACCATTGGCGATGCCGGATGAATACAAGGAATTATGTCATGTCCAATCCTATAGGAACTATTATATGGGAGAGAAAAGAGACTTTTGTAATTGGAAGTATAGAGACACACCAACTTGGTTTAAATAACATAAATGGAGTATTTATATAGATATAGAATTATACACACATGAAAGAAATATCTAAGAAAGAATTAATGGAACAATTGGAAATGGGTGAATTGGCCTATAAGACAAAAGGGACACAGGATACATCTAATAAAATTGCTAAGTTTAGACCTATTTTTAGGTCGGGTAATGAAACCGATATACCTGATGCTTGGGAAATAAACTTAACAAAAGAACCAGGTAAAGCAACTTTATTTGTACCAACTGATTGTGAAGAAGTTGAGGCTTTTATTGAAAACAATAAAGAATGGTTAGATGAACTTGGTTTAACCACCAGTTTAGAACCAATGTTATATTCGTGTAAAAGAACAAAGGACCAACCAAGAAATAAAAAAATAGGGACAACATATGTTCCATCGGGAGATTCAAATCCAGCATCTACAAAAATAAAAACTGAACTTAACAGATTGGTTGACCAATACATGGCTAATCCCGAAATGTCAGCTAAATTGGAAAAATTAAGTATTCCTGAAGTAAGGGCTAGAGATAGAAAACATTTAAACTCATATGGTAGAGTTGACAACGATAAGATAGTTTATCAAACACACACATTCAATTCATACGAATCATCACAACAATTTTTACAGTTCGTAACTGCAAGAATTAGTGGTAAACCAATCGAAAACAAATTCAAATCATATCATTTGGCTCGTCAGTTTAACCAAAACTATATGAATTGGGACGACACGAGAAAAAACCAACTATCTTACGCAGGTAAAACAGACGCATATAAATTAGATAAATTTGGTTTTGATGAAGATAATTTAGATGTTACGGTTAGAATGGACCTTAAAATTGAAGGTACTAAGATGAATAACCAATATCTTTGGGTAATCACATTTAGAACTAAATTTGGTAGAAAACTAAAAGAACAAAGATGGATTCCAAATGGTTTACAATTAGATAAGCAATTCGTTATTAAAAAGGAAATAGATATTGAACCAACAAAAGAATTTGACGATAAATTCACAGTATTAGATAGTATTGAAGTTAAATCAGCACTAATTGAGGGATTAGAGGAATTATCAAAAGAGATAATGAAATTGAAACCAATTGAAACTTTGTCTTTGGCGGCGGTAAAACAATTTGATATTACCAAGAAAAAAGAAGTTAATGAAGGTGTTGAAATTGCAAAACAAGTTATTAAAAAAATTAATAATATAAAGAAGTTAAAGAAATAATTGAACCTCTCCATGGATAGTATTCATGGATTGACACGAGTCGTGTTTCGTTATCCCCAAAGAAATTTGGGGATTTTTTTTGGTTAATATTAAAAACTTTTGTACATTTGTTTTATGAGTTTAGTATTAATTCTTGTGTTATCGGTATTTTGGGCAACCTCATCTGCTTATGTGATGTATTATCATAATAAACATTACACATTAGGTTTGGATATGGTAATAGGTGCAATATTGTTAGGACCAATATTAGCTTTAATAGTAGGAAAGGATGTTGAAGAGAAGAAGAAATATTACGGAGTAATGGAAGAGAATGAGAATGTTAGACACAGAAGATGGTTTCGGACAATGGGGGAAATCAATAGACAAAGAACCCCTACTTGGTTTAGAACCATCCCACCTCCACCACCGATATCACGAGTAGAACAATCTAGGACAGAAAGAGATGAAGCAATCAGGTCGGCAATAGAAAGAATAGATAAAAATAAATTAAAAGATTTCAAATTTTTAAGTAGTAATGTTAAAGATACCGAATGATAGAAAAGTATGGGTGACTTCGGACACACATTATTCACACACAAATATATGTCGTGGAATAACTAATTGGAGATTACCGAATGGTGATGTACCTGAGAAACAAACACGTCCATTTGAAACGTTGGATAAGATGAACGCATCAATTGTAAACAACATCAATGAGGTTGTCGGACAGGACGATGTGTTGATACACTTTGGTGATTGGAGTTTCGGTGGATTTGAAAACATTGAAGAACTTCGTAATAGAATATGGTGTAAAGAGATTCATTTAATCTACGGCAATCATGACCACCATCTGGTAAACAATAGAGAGAACTGTCAGAAACTATTCACATCAACACAATGGTTCCTACAATTGAGTTATATGGGAGAAACGATGGAATGTATGCACTTCCCAATACTATCGTGGAATGGTCTTGCAAAGGGTCGTATACACCTACACGGACACTCTCACTTACCCAATGAAAAAAAGATATCATTTAGAAGAATGGATGTGGGTATGGATGGACATCCTGAGTTTAGACCATATGATTTACATTATGAGATTTTAAATCCAATGAAGAAACAACCAATAGGTTCTGAACTTGGAGTAGATGATCATCACACGGATGAAATGAAAAATGTTGTAGGATAATTTTTTTATTCTACAATTTTTATTTATATTATAAAAAAGTGTTATTATGTATAGTGCATTACTTATTTTTTGTTTAATCTATATTGTTATATTAAATTATAGAAATGGTGATTTAAATGAACAAATTGATGATTTGGATGAAAGATTAACTAAGTTAGAAAAGGACGCAGTTAAAATAACATTTACAGATGAACCGAACAAACAAAAAAACTAAACAACAACTATAATGAAACAAGCACTAACCAAACTATTTAAAAAAACTAACATTGAACCAATCTTAGTTGGTCTCGGAATTTTCTTTATCTTAACGTTTCTAATCTTTCCAGGTTTAACGGCATCAAATACACTAATTAATATTCTATCAGCACTCGGTACAATTATTTTAGGACTATTTTTGTTCTTTTATCTCGGTGGAGATAAAGTATCACCTTTAGAAGATAATTTTTGTGAGGCTGGAGAAACGGAATTGGATTACATCCCACAAGAAGAATTGAAAACCAAAACTAAAACTAAGAAAACGGTAGTTCCGAAACAAACAGTCAAAAAGAAAGAACCATCTCATATTGTTCACCCTAAAGTAGAAAAGGTTTTAGGTGAATATCAAGTTAATAACAAAGAAAAAGTTAGAAAGTCGGTTAGTAAAACAAATAAATAAAACTTATTAAGACATTGTCATATTTAATAATATGACAAAAAAACAACAAAAAGAGAAAAATAGACTTAAGATGGGTAAAAAGACTCGTAGTATGAACCAAAAGAAGGGTTTAAACCTTAAAAAATCATAATAAGAGTATTTATATAAAAACATAGAATATGTCCAAAGTAGTAAAAATTAAACAATCTGATATTGAAAATATCGTAAATAATATCGTTTCTGAAGAAGTGGACTTTGAGAATTCTATTGCAAAAGAAGAAGTATCAAATGAACCTAAACGTAATATCTCATTGGTAAAAGATGAACAAGGTAGATATCACATATTAGATACTGACACTGGAGATATAATAGCATCAAAATAATAACAAACCCCAAATTAACTTGGGGTTTTTTTTGGTCTATTAAATAATTTTTTCTATATTTGAGGTATGAGTTATATTATTGGAAATAAATGTGTATCGGTATGTGATACCTCTTGTGTTAAAGTGTGTCCGGTTGACGCAATAAACGGACCAAAATCAATTGATGGGTTGGGTTCTGAAGTTGAAAACCTGACGAAAGAAGAACTAATTGGTTTACAATTATATATAAATCCGAATACTTGTATTGATTGTGGTGCATGTGTTCCTGAATGTCCGGTTGACGCAATATTTAAAGATGAAGAAGAGGCGATTGCCTTAGGTGATAAAGAATCCATAGATAAGAATTATGGTTTTTATGGATTAAAATATAACAAAACATTATTATAATGATTACTATTTTAAAAAATATGTTAATAATCTTATTCTCACTTATAATGGGATTCGGTGTTTGGTTTTTAATCATATGGTTTGTGACACTTGACTTCAATCTTTTTGAGTGGGGACTTGTAACTAAATTAATTTATTTAATTTTAGGTTACTCATTATCAGAAATAACAAGAGAAAGATTAACTAAAATTAATTAATATGCCAGAAGCAACATTAAAATATAATTTAAATAAAAGAGACGATAATAAGGCACATTTTAGAGCTGTTAAATCTCTTGATATGGCACTTGCGTTATGGGAAATTACTCATAACACCAAGAAAGGATTAGAGTGGTCAATGGAAGGAAAGGAGATGGATAAATATGATGCGTTAGAATTAGTATATGAGAAGATATATGAAATTCTTAATGATCATAATATTAAAATGGATGATTTAATTGATTAAATTTGGAATTGCCGAAAAAAATATTTATATTTTAGAATAAAACTAAACACCATGTCAAGAATTAAAGATTTAAGAACTAACGAGAATTACAACCTAAACATCGTATCTATATTAGAGATGTTCAGTCCTGATGGTAAATCTAAGTACACAGAGACATTACTTCGTATGATGAAGAATACTCCTAACTTGAAAGAACATACTAAAGAAATTAAATTAGTTCTTATGGAGAAGTTTCCATTTATGGAAAAGAGTAAGTTAGATATTATGAGTGATATCCAATTGATGTTAATCTATAAATTTATTGATGGATTTTTTAACTTTGAAGACTTACAGAAATATAGAAAGTTTTGTGAATACAACGAAAGAAATTTAATTGAAGAAAATGATTTAACAAAATATAAATCATTTGACCAAATGATTGCCGCGATGGGTGTTGCCGAAATGAAATCAGAAGAGAAAGAATTAGAAACACAAGTTATTAAAATACATGAAGATGGTGAGTGGTTATTTATTAGACCTTTAACATTCAAATCATCTTGTAAGTATGGTGCAAACACTAAATGGTGTACTACTACTGAACACAATCAAGAATACTATAACAAATATGCGAAGAGAGGTGTGTTAGTTTATTGTATCAATAAGAAGACCGGTTATAAAGTTGCCGCATTTTATTCATTAGATAAAAATGAACCTGAATTTTCATATTGGAATCAAAAAGATACTCGTATTGATTCAACTGATTCTAATTTACCATTAG